TGACCCAGTAGTGCTAACCCACTCAGTAAAATCACCTGTCTCAAAGCCTGAATGAAAGACTAGAGCCACCACTCACCCCCTATTGCACCAAGCCTTGAGTTCTGGCATTTGATAGTATATTTGAGTGGACTTGTGGAAAAGATATGGACAGAGACATACATCGTGACAGCCACAAGGTAGTCCTTGCCCTTAATCTTCTCAATCCTTTCATTGATGAGGAGTTGGGGAGGGTCTTGTTTGCAAGGGTCATCATCAGGATATTCAGATAGTAGTGTCTTTACCTCATAGTTAGCCTGAATATCACGAGACAGTATCCCCTCCATCTCTCGTTCCTTTTCTGCTTCACTTGGGGAGATTTTGGGGAAGTCAGCCTCTTTAATCCAGACAGTAGGAACACCAGAGCCAATTATCCTTATTCCATCGCTAAAGTCAACAGATTTGATTGGGGGCATTTTAACTCCCTTATGCCTGGTCTATAGTGCTTTGCCCATCAATGGTAATAGTGTCTGTATTCTCAACCGCCAACACCTGATTGAAGCAACACTCAATAAATGTTACATCATCATCATTGTTGCAGACATGGATACCTGCCACATTTTTAGTTGCGGTTGCAGTAAATACGTGGTCAAAAGTAATCGTGTCACCGGTTGTATTTACCGTATCGTGACTAACGGTAGCTATTGCTGCAAGCTGAAGCCCACTGTCCGTATGATGAACGGCTGTGTCGGCAGGGTCGGCAAAGGTTGATGCCACTGCTGCCGTGCACGGTGTCGCCATATCTAGGCAGACAATACTCTCCATTCCCGTAGCTACACCTTCCTCCAAAAGTAAAATCAATTCCTGAATTCCCGTATCAGTCCATGTTTGAGTTTGTGCCATTTCTTTTACCTCCCAATTAGTTTAATGTTAGCTACAACTGCCCTCAGTAAACCCGTAGGGCTGGGTTCGCCAGTTCTGTATCGTTCTAAAATTACTTTATGTCTATTCTTTTCTGCATAAGCAACCCTCCGTCTATGGTAATTAGATAAGAGAGCACAGAAAAGGGTATCCATAAAGAATTGATATAGGCATCTAAAAGACATACATTGTGGTGGCTTCGGTGGCTGGACACTATAGGTCTTAGCAATCAGCTTTCCCATTCCACCACAAGATGGGCATATCATGCGAACTCTCTTTCTCTCCCCATCCATATAGAATTCTTTTACAGTTTTGGTTTGACAGTTCTCGCAAAAACCTGTCCTGTGTTCCGCTGTGGCATAAACCCTCAGAGAACTACGAGTGCCAATTTTCATTTGCCTTCCTACGATTTAGAATATTCTTTGTATGTCTTTGGTGTAGCAATCCTTTTAAGCTCCGCCCGGTACAGGGCTAATTTACTTACCCCCCAACTCTGCATATCTGCTGGCGTCCTTCCCCCACCGACATTGACCTTGTTTATGTGAGACTTCGCCTTTGATATGGCAGCCAGCCCGCATACGCCTAAAACCAGCACCCTCTCTAACTGGGGATTGAGCGTAGATGATGTCTCGGTAAGTTCGTGGAGTTTATTACAATAAACATAGACATCCTCACTGTCGCCCGGCGTTGCATCAACCTCTATTTCAATGGTCTCACTATCAATCCAGTTAAAGTTACGGTAATCCCTGGGATAATTCCCTGTCTCATATTCCAGCTTTTCTATAGATAGCAAGTCCTCTATAGAGCTAATATCCAGTTCCCGTGAGCCATCTGTGGTTGTCAGCGTTTCCTTGACCTTATAGGGCTTATAGTCTGATATTTCTGAAACGACCTCTCCGATGTGTAAATCTAGTTCATCATCTTGCCATTCCAAGTCTGTGCCTGCCTGAAACTCATCCTTGAGTAGTTGGCGGATAATAGCTCTTAGGGCACTAAGGGTCTTTCCGCTCATAGGTCACCTCACTTCTTTTTTCCTTCACCTATCATCCTCTCCAGAGTAGCTTCCGATGTGTTTCTGGCTATCTTTGCTGCCGCTACGCTATAACTGTATGGCGTTTCACCCCTCTTCATCGCCAAGGCGATTCCAAACAGCCGTAGCTGGTCTTCTGAATATGGCATAATTCACCTCCTTAAATCAAAGTCAACCATTCTTTTAACGAGCTCGTTAAATGATGTTTTCGGTTGCCAACCTAGAATCCGTTTTGCTTTACTGGCATCAGCCAGCAGGTAATTTACCTCACTTGGTCTATAGAAGCGAGGGTTTATCTCAACATACTGCTGCCACTCTAAATCCACATAGCTGAAAGCAACCTCAAGGAATTCTCTTACCGAATGGGCTTCCCCGGTGCCGATAACAAAGTCGTCTGGTTTATCCTGCTGCATCATCAGCCACATCGCCTCAGAGTAATCGGGGGCATAACCCCAATCCCGCTTGGCATCCAGATTTCCCAGATATAGTTTCTTTTGTTTCTCAGCCAAGATTTGGGCTAAAGCCCCAGTAATCTTACGGGTTACGAAATTTTTACCCCTTCTCTCTGATTCGTGATTGAACAGGATGCCATTACAGCAAAAGAGGTTATAACTATCCCGATAAATCCTGGTTACGTTGTAGCCGTAGAGTTTAGCTGCTCCATAAGGGCTTTGGGGGTGCATTGGACTATCCTCGTTCTGGGGTGGTGAACTATTACCAAACATTTCACTGGAACTGGCTTGATAAAACTTACTCTTAGGGCTAAACTTCCTTATCGCCTCAAGAAGCCTCACCACGCCAAGCCCAGTAATGTCCCCCGTGTATTCAGGGATGTCAAAGCTAATTCTGACATCCGATTGCGATGCTAGATTGTAAACCTCGTCTGGCTGGACTTCTGCCACTAGAGCAGATAGATGGTTGTCAGTAGCTAAATCCCCATGCTGCAGTTTAACTGCATCCTGGATATGCTCTATGTTCTTTAGGCTGTCGGGGTATAACGCTGTTCTTCTAATAAGCCCGTGAACTTCATATCCCTTGGCAAGTAGCAATTCAGCCAGGTAAGAGCCGTCCTGTCCGGATATGCCAGTGATGAGAGCGTTTTTCGTCACCATGCTATCAGCCCATCTCCACCGGCGATTGTTGTATATTCTATACCCTTGACTTCTTTGTGGTCAGGGTCAGCGTCAAAGCAAGTGCGGTCGGCTGGCGTGCTGAATAGGCACACACCATGAACGCCTACTCGCTTTGCCTCAGCAATAACCTGCTTTGGGTCTTTAACGTGCTCCAGAACTTCACTCATCCAGACAAACCCGAATTCCTTTTCCCCGAAAGGTAAGTGATGAGCATCGCATCTCTGGACATTGGTACCGTTCTTTTTATCAATCCCCACATATTCTCCCAGGTGTTCAAGCGCATCCCTATATGGCTGATTTACACCACAGCCAATATCAAGCACCTTAGCTGGTGTGCACTCCCTGGGTATAAAGTATAGTTTCCAAGGCACTTGCCCCTCGCAGTTCTTAGGCTCCTTAATCCTTTTCTCAATGTCTTTCAGCACTGGAGGCCAGTAGGCTGCCACTCTATCCTCGGAGTAATCCAGTGCTTTTGCCCTTGCCTTAGCCTTTAGTTCCTCAATAGAGCCGTTCTTTTTGGCTTTGTAGGCTTGCTCAAGGTATTCCACTATTTCATCAATGGAGCAGTCATAATTCCATGAATCCTGGCCTGTCCACTCTAGCCTTTTCTCTTTAAGAAGCCACCCCCCACCAAGCATTTCAGTTAGAGCGGTATTATCGCTGATTATCACTGGAATACCGCAAGCCTGAGCTTCCATTGCTGGCAGACAAAATCCTTCACCTTTACTCGGAAGCAGAAACACATCCAGACTGTTATACATCTGAACCATAGTCTCACGGGTAATCCCTAATACTAATTCTGTTGGTGGAGGAAAGAGGGTAATATCCTTGATGTCCAGTGCCTTCCTAACCGCATCCAGATTGTAACCTTGGGAATCAAACGGATTCGTGTGCATATAATAAATAACATCGTTATGATTCTTAGCGAATTTTTGGATTGCCTGTAATGTGGTGGGGTAGTTTTTACGAGGGCAATTTACAGCAACAGTCCCGATAACGAATTTATCATTCCACCCTGCTATCTCCCTGGATGCCTTTCTTAAATCTTCTCTTGGACTGAAAAGCTGTGTGTTCACACTTAGCGGTATGTAATAAGCTGGTATGCCGTGCTTCCCAAGTTCAGCCTGCCCAAACTTAGACATGGCAATGGCTTTAACAAAGGCTATCTGCCTGAGAGCATTGAGAACCCTTGGTGGTGCCGGGTCATGGTCAATCGGGCAATTGTGGATTAAGATTCCGTTGGCAAAGAAGTTTCCAGTTTCGGTTGTAAGGTCAAATACTTGTTTAACCTTTTGACCGCTTTTTCGTATCTCTCTAACCCTTTGCCACCGTGTATATTGAGGCGGCGCACTTTTAAGGTAAGTTCCAACTCGTGGTTGCTGTAAGTGCTGTTGTAAGGGCGTCGCTGGCGAAGATTGATGAACTCTAAAACTGTCTCCGCTTGTGCCTTCTTGATTATCAAGTAAGGTAGCATTTTCTCTAAAACCACTTTTACTCGCTTCTGCCCTACAATAGCCAATGTGTATTCTGTTCTCCGAGAAATTAAGCCCCCGTTTGTTCGGGGTAATCCTGTTGGGCGAAGGCGACTCGTGTAGCCGAAGCCCAAAGTCCGTTTCAACCAATCCATTACTGGCTCGTTCTGGTTGGAAATGTCTACTCTCACCCATAACTGAAAGGCAGTTTTCCTCTCTAACTTTTGCCTGATTGTTATGCCAATACTGCCCTCCCCGTCTACCAAGCCTGCTATATATGCCCATTGTGTCTGAGTTATATGGTTCATTATAATCACAGTATACCATATCCCCTGATACAATGCAACTGGCTTGCTTCCAGCCACAAGAGGTAAGAACTTCATTCTCTCCTGTTATAGTAATTTGCTTATCATTAGTTAAAATTTTAAAAACATCTGTATAACAAGGTAGTTTATGGAAGGCTTTAACTCTTGCCCACTCCGGCACACCATTAGGCAAGATAGCTAAGACTTCCTTTATATCTTCAGCATCTTGAATTTCAATCTCGCCATCAGGCGTGATTACTTTCGTATCACCAGAAACACACCAAGGAATCCACTTTACCCTGGGGTCTAATCCATTAAGCACCCAAGTATCAGTTAAACTAAGCATTATGTCCGGCTTGAACTCCTCGTAAAACATCCAGTGGCTGTTCACCCCATAGTCATGGTCATTGTTGGGATACATAGGAATATCACCCCAATCTAGCTTAGAACCCATGACACCGAAATAGGCATAGATGGCCATTTCATGTCCCATTCTTTTGAGATAGGGCACCCAAACAGAGGTCATTGTGCCGTAACCAGAAGGGGCAAACGGGCTGACTGATTGCCAGAGAATACGCATAAAACTCCTTCCCCCTTGAAGGGGAAGGGGGAGGGATAAACCCTCCCCCTTGTTTACTAGCGTGCATCACACAGGCGACAGGCAAGTTCCTTGTCAAGGACTTTGATGCCGAATAGAACATCAACGGAGATGACGTTAGTTTTGATATTACTGGTGTAGTCATAGACTACTCGGCAGGATATGCCCTTGTAGGTTGCTACTTCTCCCCTAGCTCCACCCAAGGGTGGCTCTAGTGGTGCCGTTACCAATGCGATGGCGTTCTTGTGCAGGGCAAGGTTGGCCTTGTGAGTTTCCTGCCATGTTATTGTCGCTGCGCTAGCTACACCGCCAGTTTCAATCGCTGGAGCAATAGTAACGCTGGCCGAACCACCAGTCGCAACTACTGCGGTGGTGACGACATGACCCTTGTCGTTAGCCTCACCACTGATTTTAAGGACATCACCAACTGGTATAGACGCTGAAGTCGAAGTAGCACCTATGACCTTAATTACAGTGGCACCGGCTGTTGCGGCTGCGCCCAAGGTGTTGGGATTAGTAGCAGCATCCGTAGCGGTGTGAGTCTGGATGTTCTGGTCCATATACCAGTCCATACCAAAGACACGCCCCATGCTGGCTTCCTTCAGTGCCCTAGTGTCACCACGCTTTTCAGCATGCAGGAAGGCATCAAGGACAATGTAGGCTTGCTCAGTCTGAGGGTGCAGCACTACAGAGCGATTGCCAAACGGAACCTTGTTCAGATTCAGTTGCGTCCTGACTCCAGCAATGTCTCCCACTGCTGGCGTAGTACTTACCGGGTAGTGAGCAGCAATGTCTACGAACTTCTCAGCAATAGCTTTATCTATCGCCTGAGCGTGTGCTCTCATCGCTGGAGCAATGCACTGCTCGGAAAAGCTCTTGACATCCAGGGATAGCTCCTTTGAAGTTACGGGGAAGGTGATGTCGTTGAGCTTGTCCATCACTACTGGGACAGTGGACTCCACAATAGTCTGTGAAGTCGTAGTGCCAGAGCTAGCAAAGTCGTGGACAGTGCTAAACTCATGTGGCTTGCGGGCAAGCACTGTGTCTCCAACCTTCTTGAACTCATTGGAGTATGCCCTGTGGACAAGACCTCCAAACACTAGGTTGTTTTCCAATGCCATTATAGCTTCCTTAGCTACAATGGTCGGGGTAATAAATGTGGCCACTTTATCTTTCTCCTTTTTAGATTTTGCTTAAAGACAGTGACAAAGCGACCTTTAACTCACTGTCTACTTTTTTTCGTCACGCTTGGTGACGTAAGCAGCATATTGTCCCATGGACATTTTCTCTAGCTGCTCTCGGGTAGGCTCTCCACCACCAGTAGTCACGCCAGAGTCAGGAGTAAATTCCTCCCCACCTGGGGTAGTTTCCTCCCCACCTTCTCCGCCTTCCTCTCCAGTTCCAGGCTCTTTAGGTTTAGCAGTAGCAAGTTTCTCAGCAACTTTCTCAAGTGTATCGGGGTCGCTGATACCAAGTGACTCAAGCTCCTCAGTTTCCAGACCGTGCTTGGCAGCAATATAGGCGATTGAGACAACACCTCTGTCTTTGTCCAGTTGTGTCCTCTCTTCCTTCAATTGCCCCTCACGCCTGGTCAGGTCATTTTGCAACTCGGTAACTTGACGCTCTAGCTTTTTTAGCTCCTGTTCCTTTTGATAGGCTCGGAGTTGGTCGGGGTCGCCTCTTGCCTCGGCGAGACGGGACTCATCTTGTTCCCTTTCAAGTGCATCCAATCTACTTGTGGTAGACTGAAGGTCTTGTTTGAGGGAGTCCCTTTCCTGCTCTGCCGCCTTACGTTGTCTTCCAGCCTCAGCAGCAGCGTCGCTCTTGATTTTTGCAATCTGAGCGTCAGTGAAGACCTTTCCCTTATCCTTTGAAGTTCCCTTTGTCCCGCCAGAAGACTCCCCAGGCGTAGCCGTTGAGTTGTCCTTGCGTTCCTTAGTTCCGTCCAATGTCATTGTAAAACCTCCCTTAAATAAATTAGCCTACCAGAAAGATTTAGTAGGCATTAAGGCACATACTTCCTAATCGTTGCTATGCCCCTTCCTACTCGTTCCTCCCATGTTTCCTCTATCTCTTCAGCTTCTTTTGTTTCGGATTCTAACTTCGTGCCCTCCACTATATGCAACCACCAGTCAAGGTCAGGATGTCTAGCCTCAAAATCCCTTCTGGCTTGACCGTGTGGTGTATAATACCACTCCTCGTAAAGCTTAAAGACCTTTCTCGTTGGCACTTTTTCCAACTCTCGTGGCTGCCATATCCCCAACTTCAGCATAGCTTTGTAAAAGTCAGAGTGCTCAATTAAGAACCAATCATCCTCAAACCAATACTTCAACTTCCAATCCGCAGGTTTTTTGAGCTCCGGGCTGGTGTAGTATTCAACATAAGTATCTATATGCTCTTCAGGGAAGCCCTCTATTTTATAAGCCTTCCTTTGGTATCTAGCCTTATAATAGTCGGAGTCTGAGGCGAGGTAAGCCGCCCGGGCTTCTGCTATCGCAGCATCTCTTGCATGCTTATTCTCAATATGCTCAAACTTTTCTGGTATGCCGTTAT